ATTTTTTATTTTTTATTTTTTATTTTTTTTCTTCATCAATTAATCTTTTATTAGCAGACCATTCACTTTGTTCTTCATCAAATAGATTGCTAAATTTACTACTAAATTGATTAGAGAATATTTGTTCATCATAATAACTTCTAGGTATAAATCTATACTCAACTCTTACATCTGTTTTTAATTTACTTATTTTTTCTTCATAAATTCCATTCATAATTAATATAACACCTGTAAATAATATTAATAATATTAATAGCTTCATTATTATAATTAATTAATATTATATTTAATTAATATATTTATTTTAATTTACTTCTTCCATTTTTTCTTCATTCTTTCTTGCTAGCCATGGGTCTTCGCCATCTAATGTTTTAGTAACATCGGCACTTTCCGCATTGTAATTTTCAGATACAGTATTATCCTCTCCTAGTCCAGAACTTGTTACTAGATTTTTAACATCTTTATGTAAGTCCCCTGCTACTTTTTCTACATCATTTACTATTTCTTTTACATCTTCTACATCCTTTACTACATCTGTTGCACCAGCAACTACATTTCCACCTTCTACATCTTTTACAGTTTGTGCTACATCTTTTACAGTATTTGCTGCATCTTCCACAGTTTTTGCAACATCTTCAGCAGTTGAATTTAATACTACATTTTCAGAGTCATCAATATCATCAATTCTATCTACATTTTCTTTAGCAGCTAGTTCCTTAGATTTAGCAACTTTTGCTTTTTGTGCTTCTAACATTTCATTCTTTCTATCCTGGAATACTTCATCTTTTTGTTCTTGGTTCTCACGATACTTCTTCATTAGAGTATTCAGTTGGTCTTCGGCATAATGTTGGTCCTGAATATCATTAGGATTGGGATCCCAGGGACACCAGCAACCTACTTGTGTAATATAAATATTATGTTGCTTATCCTTCCTTTTTAGAATTTCACTTCTTACTTGTGCTTCCCTCATAGTATCATAGCATCCTCTTAGTTTAAATCCTCTTACATTTGTTTGGAAATCAACTTGTTCGCTAAATTCTTTATTTATTTCGTCTTCTTTTTCATCCGTAAAATATTTATATTCTTCTTGCATATGCTTTTCATTAAATAAAAATCTGTATCTATCGGCAATAGTTTTAAAAGCATCTTCTTCATCAGGATATTTAATTTTCATATTTTGGAATAGTTCATTCACATCTTTACAGAAATTTTTTGTAAACTTTGTGAAAGTAAATACATTTTTATCATCTAATACTTTTTCAGGAGAAATAAAAGATACACATGCAAAACTCTGTCCTCTAATAGGTGCATCTTCCTCTAGATAATCCATTTCACTTACTGGAACTACGTTACTTTCGCTCATAATATAATAGTTTATAATTTAAATATTTTTAAATATTTTTAAGTAATTTTATTAGTGATATTAATAATTTAAATTATATTTATTTAACTAAAATTATTTTCTAATTAATTATCTAAACATTGTAATTTAATTTAATAATAAATTTAATAATAAATTAAATTTTTTTATTAAAATTTTTTTATCTATATATAGTATAAAAAAAACAATGCACGGATTAGATGTAAGAGAAGTTGTAACTCGTATGCTTAAATATTTTGTAGAAGGTCTTGTTGTTGCTGTTGCCGCCTACGTTATGCCCGGTAAAGTAATGAAAGTTGTAGATGTTGTATGCATTGGCCTTGTAGCTGCTGCCACATTCTCGCTACTTGACCTATTTGCTCCCTCGATTGCCGCGAATGCCCGTATGGGTTCTGGCTTCGGTGTAGGTGCCGGTCTTGTAGGTTTCCCCTCGGGAGGTCTTGCCTAAATTAATTATTAATTATTAGTATTCAAATAATTAATAAAATTAAAAATTATTTTTTTATAAAATCTATTTAATAAATTTTATAATTTATAGAATTTATAGAATTTATATACTTCTTATAAATTGCCATCCTAATTCTTGACATATCTTTTTCCATACTTGTTCTTGTTGATGTAATTTTTCTCTGGATTTTAATAATGGGAAATATTGTAAAAATTCATCTTCTCCTAATAGTTCTAGAAATTTATGTAAAACATAAGAATAACTTAGAAAGTTCTTACGATTACTAGGACTATGTTTTAGAAATGGAACTTGTATCTCTTTAAACATATTTCTTAATTTCTCTTCTAAATCGGGAGTTAATTGAGGATTTGTCTTTCCTGTTATTCTATTTAATATATATGGAATATGTTCATAGTATTTATTAACTTTAATTTTTTTTAGAATTATTTTTATTTTATCATAGCTTAGTGTTGCCATATTTTCTATTTTCTCCTTTTTGAGTTCTAAATAAATTTTATCGTATACCTCTTCTGGTATTTCAGTACACTCTCTGCCCTGTACTTGGTTTATCCATTCATTGAAGTGATTTATTCTATTATAACTGAAATAACTAATTTCTTTAGGAGGATCTCTATAACTAGGTCTTTCATTATCTGTTTGTATAAATTCAATAGAATTACAATCCGTACAATATAGTATTCCATCATTTAGTAATTCATTAATATTAGTAGAATTACAAAAATTACATTTTTCTTCTACTTTTTCTAGATAATTATTAATATAGTTTTTATCTGTCGTTGATAAATAACTTTCTAGTAGTTCAGACCTATCTTGATTTTCATCATTTGATGATTTCCTAGGCGAATCTTCTTCCATTTTATTAGGATTGAAGAAATCTATTATTTTTTTAACATTTGGATTATTATTAGATTCGTTATTATTTTCTATGGAATCATAGTAATTAAATAAAATATCGGATGTTTGTGTTAGATAATCTATTTCTTCTTTTTTACTAGTTACTTTATTTATATTCTTTTGAAGTTCCTTTTCTTTATTTTTATATTCGTGTAATTGATTTAATATTTCTGAATTATCAGCATCATCATCACTACTACTAGTATCACTATTAGTTTCATTATTTTGAAATTCTAATTTTTTTATATTCTTACGAACAGATTTTAGTTCTTTTTGTAATTTAGATAGTCCATTATAGTCTTTGCTAAAATCTTCTAATTTCTTTTCATGGCACACATCTAATGTATGTGTTGTTTTTTCATAATTACATCTTCTCTTATTTTTTTTAGTTTTAGTTTTGTTCATAACATTTTATACAAATTAATTACTTTAATTTCTTTAAATTATTTTATGTTTAATTTTGCTAAAATTATTTTCTTTCTATATATTATAAAAAAATATGGGAGGAGGATTAATGCAACTCGTTGCCTATGGCGCTCAAGATATCTACCTTACAGGTAATCCCCAAATTACCTTTTTCAAAGTTGTCTACCGCAGACACACCAACTTCGCGATGGAATCTGTCGCACAAACTTTCAGTGGTTCTGCTGATGTTGGTGGCAGAGCTGTTGCCACCGTCGCGAGAAACGGTGATCTTGTAGGAAGAATGTACTTAGAAGCTACTGGTTTAGATCATAAAACCGGGGAAGATTCTAATGAAAATGTTGGTGCTTTATTAGTAGATAATGTTAAAGTTGAAATTGGAGGTCAAGAAATTGATAAGCAAACTGGTGCTTGGATGAATACTTGGGCTGAACTTACTGAACCTAACCCTACTGGCGCTCACGGCACTCTTTTCCATGGTATGGCACAAATGGGAGGTGCCGGCGTGCCCGCCGCCGGAAGAGCTTTCATTCCTTTACAATTCTGGTTTAACCGTAACCCAGGTCTTGCTCTTCCACTTATTGCTCTTCAATACCACGAAGTCAAGGTAACTGTACAACTAGGAACTGAAGTAGCAATCACCTCGGATGTTGAACTTTGGGCTGACTACATCTACCTTGATACTGATGAACGTCGCCGCTTCGCTCAAGTATCGCACGAATACCTTATTGAGCAAGTACAACACCAAAACTTCTCTAATGGTACCAACTGTGATCTTACATTCAACCATCCTGTCAAAGAACTTGTATGGACTGGCGAATGGGGTGCCACTACAGATGGTGTATATAAAGCTCTTGATGGTGGTAAATGGAACTTAAAATTAAATGGCCATGACCGTTTTGCTGAGCGTGATGTAAAATACTTTACACGTGCTCAAGTATGGCAACACCATACCGGTTATGGTGGTGTTACTACTAAAGATTCTATTGCGGTATACTCTTTCGCTCTTAAACCTGAAGAACATCAACCATCTGGTACTTGCAATTTCTCTAGAATTGATAATGCTCAACTAGTATTCTCTAATAAAGTATGCGGTGGTAATGACAGTTCTGGTCTTCACATCTACGCCGTCAACTACAACGTACTCAGAGTTATGTCGGGTATGGGTGGT